GAGTTGCAGCACCACTTGATCCTCCACCTCCACTAATAGTAACATCAGGAGTTTCAGTATATTGACTTCCACTACTAATTACTGTAATTGATTTAATAACCTGCCCATCAAGTGTAGCAAATGCTGTTGCTGTTTCTCCATTAGAACCAGATGGAGCTTCTAAAGTAACAGTTGGAGTAGATGTATATCCACTACCTCCATTTGTCACTGTTATAGTTTGAACTTCTTCAAATAAAGTATTGAAGTAGCATTGCTGACCATCATAAGGTCTATCAACATCAATAGCTGCTGTACCTGCACTATCTCCAGTGCCAACATAAGTGTGAGGTAATGTTGAGATTCCTAGATTAACTTGGAATGTAGTTGTTGTTGGGACAGCATCAACTTCAAAGACATATGGTTTTTTGTGTGGATATATTTTACCACCATAAGCACAAGTAAATCCTATTCCTGATAATGTAACTCCCATTCCCACTGCAAATCCATGAGCAGCAGTGGTAGTAACAGTAGCTTGACCAGTAGTATTAGTATAAGCAACTCCACTAATAGTTCTAGTAGGAGTGTTTATATTGAGGGTTACTTCTGCTTGAGAAACAGCAGCAGTTGAAGTAACAATTCCAGTAAACTGAAGTGGACCTACACCCCTTGCTACCAATCCTTTTGTTCCAAAACTACAGTTACTATTTGCTAGGTCTGCTTGTCCACCTGCATCACAAGTTACTGCTTCATCGCAACATATAGTGAACAATGAAACTAATTGTGCAAATCCACCATTAGTAACAGCAACACCAACACCACCCTGATTATATTGAGTAAAGGAGTCTACATTCATTGCTTTAAGCAATCTTGCTTGACTTCCATCAATTCTAATACCAGTTCCTGTTGTAGTGTCGCTAGTACAATTCTGAACATATGGTCCTTTCCATTTACCACCACCAACATTTTCAGCAATTTCTCCAGTAGGGAATCCTACTGCAGCAGCAGGTGCAATATGATTTTGGAAAGTCATACTTGCTAACTTAACACCCTTTCTGACTGAGAATATATCTTTTTCTGGAGTACTACCTATTACATTTACAGATCTTTGATCATCCCCAACAATAGAAACATTAGCAGGTACTTCTATAGGATTAGTTTCTACATATGTACCAGACAGAACTTTAACAGTAGATCCTGATGTTGCTATACCAACTGCTGCCTTAATTGTCAACTTAGCATTATCAATTGATGTTCCATTATTATCATCATCTCCATCCTTAGCAACATAGAAAACATTAGGTGCAGAGTTGATACCAGTAGCAGAAGCATTAATACTTACATTATCACCAAGTATAATATTACTATTAGTAATAGTAACAATACCAACACTAACTTTATTATCATCACCATCAATGGTTACAGATGAACTACCTACAGTAAGAATACCAACTATTCTAGCATTCCCCTGTATATTCATATCACTTCTACCAGTGATAATACCAATAGAATCAATATTCTTTACATCTTCATAAGTAGCTATTCCAGTTACATTTAAATTGGTTAATGTAAGATTTGTTCCTTCACAATATTCTGCTAACTCTTCAGGAGTTCCTGAAAGAGCAGTACTAGCAATACCAACCCATCTAGAACCATCAGACTGATATATTAATAAGTCATTATTGGTAGCATCAAAATTTACATCATCAAGATCCTTTATAAATCCTGCACCACCTCCACCAATGGTATATAACTGTTGCTCTACTCTATTAACAAAGAGTCTATAGTTTGCTGCTAAGTCTTGGAGAGTAGCAAACTTTTGATCTGTTGGAGTAAGAGGATCATCTCCCTGCTTCTCAGAAGGATCAGGAGCTATAGGACGATCATTAACTATCTCCTCTTTTAATACTTCTTGCTTACCCTTTATATCCTCTACAATTTTATAAAGATCTGCAATATTAATAGTATGAGTTTCTGTTTTATCACTTAACTTCTTAATGTCCTTATCATAATATTTTACTTCTGGAAGATTAGCGACTTCCTCTTTTAATCCATTAAAATAATTTTTAAGTTCTTTATTAGAATCACTATACTTACTATTAGATTCATCTATCTTCTTCTCAATATTCTGCTTTGCTTCATTTAGTTTGCTTAATACACTTTTCTTTAACTTCCTATCATCATCCTTAAACTGATTCCTATACTCATATATTTTAAGAGCAGTTTCTTTCAACTCCTCATATATCTTATCTTTAGTTTCCTGCAGATATTCCTTTACTTCCTTAATCTCAACTTTCTTTTCAAAATCCTTAAGTTCTAGATTCTCTGTAAGAGATTCTATATCCTGATTAAAGGTATCCTTAAGTGTATGTAAGTTATCATTAACCTTTTCAAAGTCTTCATCTATGACACTAAAAGTCTTTCCAATCCAAGAAAAATCAGGAACTTCATTTACCTCATTAACCCACTTAGGAAACTTAGGTATGTCTGCTCTGACACCTTCTATATTTTCTTTAAGTGATTCTATCTCATCTTCATAGTATCTTACTTCAGGAACTTCTGGAATACTTTCTTTTACTTCCTCTATATGTGTTAGGAGTTCTTGAAGTTCATTATCATATGATTTTATCTCAGGTATCTCAGGAATACTCTCTTTAAGATCATTAACTAGACGTAATAACTCAGGCCAAGGAGGAACTACATCTTTTACTTCTGCAAAAGTTTCTCCATTAGCATCTTCTAATGTTTGTACTCCTTCCTCTATTTCCTCTTCTTTCTCTATATAACTTTCTACTGATGGTAAATCCTTTTCTTCTACAAGATCAGCAAGTGAAGGTAATTCTTGATTACTATCTTCAAAATCGTCAATAGATGGCAAATTTTTATTCTTGTCGTCAGACATGTTATGAGTATCTTAGTACTTTGGGATTTCTCTCCCTTATGTTTTATTTATTATCTTCAACATTAACAGATTTGAGCATCTTTGCCAACTCTGCTGTAGAACCAACAAAAAGTGAATTATTAACTGTACTAGGTCCTTTAGATACTTTCTCTTCTTCTACATCTTTCAACTTCTTCTGCAAGTCCATTAACTTATCAGTGGCATCAGAAACACTCTTAATCAATTGTCCAGCGACTTCATATGCTCTAGGCATCTCACTCTCTTGAGCAAGTTCAAGAATGCCATCAATTGCTTCTTGACCCTTCTCTATTATACTGTATAAATTACCCCTAGTATAATCATAATCTCTTTCAATATCTGACCTTTCATGTTTCTCAGGTTTAGTAATTCCTACTTCAGTGGTTTCTGTAGAAACTATATCTCCAGAAACATTAAAAGCATCATTTAATTCATCAAATTTTTTAGTCATTAGATGGTTCCATCAAATCCAAAGTCATCTCCAAATTCTATAGCAGCATTGTCTGTAGTTGTAATGACTTTAACTTCTGCTCCATTAACATGGTCTGTAGCAGTAGTATTGTCTTGACCTCTTCTAACAGTTAGTGCTGTTCCAGAAATGGATTCAACATACATTTCCTCCTGATCTATGTATATGTAATTAGTTGCTTCTATACCACTAGCACTGGTTACATTAATAATACCAATACTAGCATCTATATTCTCAATCAAATTAGTAGTAACTGTATCACCATATGCCTTAGTCGCTCTAGGTACAACACTATATGTGACTTCCCTAGTTGGGGTAGATGTCTTACCACCAGCAACATATCCAATAGATGCCTTCTTGATAACATCTTTGGCAATGTCTGTATTGACAGGACCAAACATGTAAGTCTTAGCAGTAAATCTCATAGTATAGATAAGTGCTCTTCTAGTAGAAAAATCACTTTCATAATCATCACTAGTAGTGATGGAATTTAAGACAATAGGAATATCTCTTTTCTCTGAGATAGTATCAACTAGGTCTACTGTTACAGTATAGGCAGGTTGAAAGTATGGAAGGATTTGCTCTACTATCTGAAGCATATCATCATTCAACTTAGTAAATATACTAAGTTCAAAATCTAGGTTATATGGTACAGGTAAATATGTTTTTGCTAAAGTCTTCTTATCTCCCTTTACACCTTTTAAAAATGTTTGTGTAGTTGTTGATTTTCTTGCAGGATCATAATTAAGTCCATTTAGTTCAAATGACATTCTTGGTAATGTAATCTGAACTGGTTTGTTTAAATCAGGTACTTGCTCCAATCTCGCTAAGAACTTTTGAGTAGGTCCATAAGCAAGAGGAACTTTAGTAGTGCTTACAACAGAACCATCACTATTATCATGGTTTATATTAATATTATTGAAGATAGAACCAAAGGATATAATGGTCCTCCTCATTATTTCGTGATAAAAATATTCAAACATTGTTACAATCCTAGTGTATTATTTATGGCATCCCAAATGGGTTAGTCTCTGTGAAGTCTATAATTGAGTCTGCTTCAGTTTCAATACTAGTATTTTCAGCAAATCCATCGTCTGTATTAGACTCAGAAACTTTCTGATATTCATACTCAGCACCAGATGTACCACCTGTAATAACTTCACCATCATTGAATGCTCCACTAATAATAGAAATCTTAAGTTCCATAGTAGAAGCATCCCAAGATTTAACTCTACCAGTAGAACTAGTAGCAGCACCAGTAACTACTTCATTAAAGACATAGTTACCAGAACCACCCATATAAGGTGCAGTGACTGTGATAGTTGGAGGAGTAGTATATCCAGATCCAGCATCAGTAATACCAATCTGAGTAACTATACCTACACTATTGATGTATGCCACAGCAGATGCTGTTGTACCACCTTCAGGTGCTCCTGTAAAGGATATTACTGGGACTGTAGAGTATCCAGTACCTCCAGAGGTAATTGTTACTATTCCAATAGATCCATTAGATACAGTGGCAGTAGCAGCAAATCCTGCACCTCCACCACCAACTGTATAGATCTCTGGTTCTTGACCTACAGTATATCCATAGCCTGGATTGATAAGATCTATTCTACGTATCCTATAAGATTTCTCTCCATCATAATCCACTATATCATCCCTCATAGATGCTATACCTACAGCAGTTAAACCTGCAGAAGGAGCAGATGAAATAGCAACCCTTGGAAGACTGGTATATTCATTTCCTGTATTAGAAATAGTAACCTTGCTTAATGCTCCATCTACTATTCCTGCAGTAAGAACTGCAGTGGTTCCTGAAGACACTAGAGTAAGTGTTTCAATGTAACCTGCTTTCTCTAGGTTATCATCAATATCACCCACTCCTGTATCAACAACAGCATCCTCATATCTGTAAAGCTCACATCTAAGTTCATAAACATATCTCTCTTTTAATTGATAGAATGGTTTCTCATGCTCTACAAATTTAATCTCAAATAACCTATCCCCTAATGGAAAGTATATTAAATCTCCTTCCTTAGGTCTAGTCGCTAATTCTATGTTTGGTATATTCTTAATAAGTGGCGTAATATAATTCTCAAACCTATCTCTTGATATAACAAGAGTTAGATCATCAAGTGCCTGAACACCAAACTTTGATAGAAGAGAACCTTGTCCCTCATATCCATCAAAGGTATCTACATATGCCTCTAATGGAATTGCTTCTTCAAACTTAGACTCTATGACTTCCTGTATTACAGTAGTCTTGGTCATGTATCTTCTAGGGATATAATAGACATCCAC